GCCCGCGCGACAACCTCCACACCCCCCCCCCGCCAGTTCAGCGTCTACGGCTACGCCGCGTTCGGCACCACGTTCAAGCAGGGCATCCTGCCCGTCAAGTTCGCCGCCGCCTGACCATGAGCGACACCGAACAGGACCCGCTCACCAGCAGACTGGCCTATCTCGCCGGGACCATGGACGATGACGACAGGCCCACGCTATCGGACATGCTGAAGACCGCGCGCGCATACCTCGCCCCACACATCGCCGGCTACACACTGGCCCAACCACTGCTCGATGACGTGGTGCTTGGCATCTCCCTCGATCTATGGCAGGCGAAGGACGCGCGCAACGGCATCGTCGGCCTGACCGTGGACGGCGTGGAACCGTTCAGAATCAGCACCGACCCGATGCGCAGCGCATGGCCGAAACTGCGCGCCGCCGGCATACCCGCCGGCATGGGGGTGTCATGAGCGACTACGACAACACGGTCGCCGAACTGACCGAAAAGCTCACGGGGCTCGGCGGCATCGTCACACAGGTGACCGACGATCCCACGCTGGTCAAACCCTCACCGGGCAAGGCCAGCATCTGGATAGAACCACCTGATTTCACATGGGAGGGATGGCACCCCTACCCGCCGGAAATCACCATCAAGCTCATGGTCACGGCCGGCACCCCCACCACCCAGCAGAAGGCCATCCCCCTCATCATGCAGGTGCTCGAACTCATGCACCAGGAGAACCTGCCCCTGCGCAGCGCCACCGCCTCAGGCTTCAACCTCGCCGACGCGGGCACGCTCGCCGCATACGAAGTCACTTTGAACGCCATCTAACACGAAAGGAAACAACCATGGCAGACAAGATTCGCACCCTGGGACCGGGAAGCCTGGTCATCGGTGCCGCCGACGACCAGCGCAGGCTCGACGTGGACTGCACGAGCGTGGAGCTCGCCCCCGACAATTCCAGCGAGGACCCCGACACCTACCTTGATGGGCACGAGGAAGGCGGGGAGCTCACCTCCACCTGGAAGCTGTCGGGCAGCATCGGCGAGGACTACAGCATGGAGGGCGCGCAGGTGTGGTGTCTGAACCACGCCGGAGAGCGGAAGACCGCCAAGTTCATACCGAACAACAAGGGCTCCCTCCAACTGGACATGACCGTGACCATCGCGCCCATCGCGTTCGGCGGCGACGTGAAGACCCGCAACAAGAAGGACTTCGAGTTCTCGGCCACCAACGTGAAGGCCAGCGCCTACACGGCCACGGCCAGCGCGTGATGGCCGACAAGGCGTTGTACGTGGTCGGCCAGAAACGGTTCGTGGCCACGATGCGCAAGGCCGGCGCCGACCTCAAACAGCTCAAGGAGGTCAACCGGCAGGCGGCGGGCGTCGCACTGCCGGCGGTCAAGGCACTCGCCCCGCGCGGCAGGACCGGCCGACTGGCCGGCAGCGTGCGAATCGGCGCGACCCAGAAGGCCGGCATCATCCGCGCCGGCCGCAAATCGGTGCCCTACGCAGGAGTCATCAACTACGGCTGGCCCCGACGCCGCATCGTCGGACGCCAGTTCGTCAACAGTGGTGTCGCCTCCACCGAACCACAGTGGACGCGCCTCTACAAGCAGTACGTCGACAAGACATTGGAACAGATCAAGGGAGCATAACCCATGCGCAACATCGCGAAAGTCACCTACACCGACGGCCACACCAGCGAGGCCCCGCTCACCCCGCGCGTCATCACCTCATGCGAGGAACACGCGCAGAAGGAGGGGTGGGCCGCCGGCGACGGCAGCCGAATCCGCCAGTCCTACTACATGGCGTACCTCGCGATGAGGTTCGCCGGCAACACGTCCAAACCATACGACCAGTGGCTCGACGACGTGGACGACATCGACGTGGAGACCCCGGAAAACCCTACCGAATAGGCGAGTGGCCCGACGACTCGCTCGGCAAGCTCAGCGTCATCCTCGCCCACCACTTCGGCGGCACGCCGTGGGCATGGCGCAACGAGGCCAGCGAACTGGACTGGGGCACCGCGATAGGACTGCTCGAACAGGAGATGGAACGCATGGAGGAGGCGGAACATGGCGCGTAGCGCGATCATGTCGGTGAGAATCACCGGCAACAGCGACGACGCCGTGAAGGCGTTCAGCAAGGTCACCGGCAAAGCCGCCGCCTTCGGCAGCTTCATGGGCGGCATGGCCGTCAAGGGCGTGACCGCCCTGTGGGACAAGCTCAAGGGCTTCAGCGCCGCCGTCGTGGACATGAGCGACAGCACCGACAAGTTCAAGCAGACCATGGGCTTCGCCGGACTGGACACCACCGCCATAGACCAGGCCACCAAGGCCACCCGAGATTACGCGGACCGCACGGTCTACGACCTCACGACCGTGCAGAACACCACCGCCCAGCTCGCCGCCAACGGCGTCAAGGACTACGTGGGCCTGACCGAGGCGGCAGGCAACCTGAACGCCGTGGCAGGCGGCAACGCCGACACGTTCAAAAGCGTGGCCATGGTCATGACCCAGACCGCCGGAGCCGGCAAGCTCACGACGGAGAACTGGAACCAGCTGACCGACGCCATCCCCGGCGCGGCCGGCCGGCTCCAGGAATCCATGCTCAAGGCCGGCGCATACACCGGCAATTTCAGGGACGCCATGGAGAAGGGCGAGATCACGGCGGACGAGTTCTCCGCCGCGATCATGGACCTCGGCATGAGCGACGTCGCCAAAGAGGCCGCGACCAGCACCTCCACCATGGAGGGAGCCATGGGCAACCTCGAGGCCGCCGTGGTCGGCGGCCTGACCGATGCGTTCAACCTGTTCAAACCGACGGTCACCTCCGCCATGAGCGTCGCCGCCGACAAAATCAGCGCGTTCAGCGGCAAGGCGACCACCGGCCTGCAAGGCGTCATCAAACTCGTGCGCGACGGCGACTTCAGCGCGGAACTGCGCGACGCGTTCAACGTAGAGGAGGACAGCCCCGTCGTGGACTTCCTGCTCACCATCCGGGATACCGCCGCCAGCACGTTCGACACCGCGAAACAGAAGGTCTCCGATTTCCTCACCGCGTTCCAGAACACCGGCCCCGCACAGGCCGCCAGCGATATCTTCGCCGCCGTCTGGGAGTCATGCAAAAGCCTCGCCGGAGCCGCCGGCGACCTCATCGGCCAGTTCACGCCCCTGCTCGACTCGATGGGCGGCGCGGCCGGAGCGGGCACCGCGTTGGGCGACGCCTTCAACGGCGCCGCCGGCATCGTGGGCGACGTGGCCGACAAACTCACCGCGTTCAGCGACTGGGTGAGCGCGAACGCCGAACCCATCAGCGCCGCCCTGGTCGGCATCGGCACCGGCTTCGCCGTGTTCAAGGCGGCCAGCGTCATCAGCGCCGTGGTCACCGCATTGCAGGGCTTCAGTGTGGCCAGCACCGCCGCATCCGTGGCCCAGTGGGCACTCAACGTGGCGATGAACGCCAATCCCATCGTGCTCATCATCACTCTCATCGCCGCATTGGTGGCCGGTTTAATCTATTTCTTCACCCAGACCGAGGCCGGCCGGAATATCTGGAGCAAATTCACCAGCTTCGTCGGCTCGTGCGCGAGCAACATCATCGGATTCTTCCAATCATTGCCCGGCAAGATAGGCGCGTTCTTCTCCAGCGCCGCCCAGTTCGCGCAGAACACGTGGAACAACGTGGTCAGCTGGTTCAGCGGACTGCCCGGCCGCATCCTGTCCGCCATCGGCAACGTGGGCAGACTGCTGTACGACGCAGGCTCCAGCATCATCAGCGGCTTCCTCGACGGCCTGAAAAGCATGTGGAACAACGTGACCGGCTGGATAGGCGGCATCGGCGACTGGATCAAGGAACACAAGGGGCCGCCCGCCTACGACGCCATCATGCTCGTCAACAACGGCCGGCTCATCATGAAGGGCTTCGCACGAGGCCTGCGCACCGGCTTCGACACCGACGTGCGCCGCACCATCGGCAGCAACAACAGCCCCCCCACCAACGCCCGCG